GAGGCATCTAACGCAGCAGCATCTGCATCTAATGCCGTAAGTAGTGCAACAGCGGCAGCGGCAAGTTATGATTCATTTGATGATCGTTATTTAGGCGCAAAAACATCTGATCCGACGGTTGATAATGACGGAAACGCATTGCTAACTGGCGCATTATATTGGAACAGCGCAACGGGCGTATTTAAAGTCTGGTCGGGTAGTGCATGGATAACTAATATCACATCAAATCAGTTTGGTACAAACGTCGCCACATTCCTTCAAACGCCTTCTAGCGCAAACCTCGCTGCTGCATTAACAGATAAAACAGGTACAGGGACAAACGTATTTGCATCAAACCCAACCTTCCCTGCGCAAATTAACCTTACTGCAAACAGTGGCTATAATATCTATGCTTCTGGAACAGCTGATAATTATTTGGCTGGTGGTCTTAGTATTGGCACAGTAAACGTCACTGGATACTACGGTACTTTTAATGTCGGAGGCAGCGGCTCGCCAACTGGTGGATATTTATCTGCTGTATCCGCTAGTCAATCAATACCTGCAACAACAACCGCAAGGTATGATTCTTTTACATCGTTTCCAACCATCCCCGCTGCTAGTTTTTCGCTAACTGATATAAATCATTTTTTTGCTAATCCTTCGTCCTTTGGCGCAGGTGTTAGTGTTACAGCTCAATATGGTTTTAACGCACAACCTACACTCACAGGTGCAACAAACAACTACGGATTTTATGGTGGTATAAACGCTGCCGCTGGTAAAGTCAGATATAATCTCTACATGGGAGGAACGGCTGATAATTATTTGGCTGGAAAGCTATCTGTAGGGACTACATCAACCGCGCAACCGTTAACTGTTTGTGGGGCTAACGGTAGCGGATTTACCGGCGAGCGTATTATTAATGGCAACTACGGCACTGGTATTGCCGGTGTTGAGTTTGTATCTGATGCAACTTACGCTAAAGCTGCTATTGGTTTACTGCGAAATAACGCTAATGGGGTAGGTAATTTAAACTTTTATAATTCGACTAGCACTAGCGCGGCAGACTGGACGACAGCCGATTTAAAAATGACAATAGACTCAACTGGCAACGTAGGTATCGGCACAGCTTCACCCGACGCATCCGCCATCCTTGACGTTCAAAGCACTACCAAAGGCGTGCGTATGCCTAACATGACAACCACGCAGAAAAATGCTATTGCGTCACCTGCGGCAGGTTTGATGGTTTTTGATACAAACTTAGCTAAACTCTGCGTCTACACAGGCGCAGCATGGCAAACAATCACTTCAATTTAAGGAAACACTCATGACAACAACATACACATACGAACCAACTAACTTGCAACGCGACCAAAACGGTATTGCGAACCAAGTTCAATTTACTATCACAGCATCAAACGGCACAGACAGCGTAACGGTTAACTCTATTACAGGTCTACCTGCACCTAAAGGCACAGTCATTGATTACGATAAACTATCAAAAGCAGACGTTATTGCATGGATTAAAAATCTAGTGGGTACACAGTCTGAAGCGTTAGCAGATTCGGAATTAGCGGCTCACATTGAAAACAAAAAAATTGTACTCTCTAACGGCACACCTTGGAGCAACTAATATGATTACTTGGAATTTATCTGAAGAAGTGGCAAACGCGATTTTAAACACACTGGGAAATCTACCCACGTCGTCAGGCGCATTTCCAATCCTTATGGATTTAAAACAGCAAACTGATAGTCAAACTGAAGAAAAAAAAGAGGATTAGTTATGCCTGACGAAGCCTGCCGCCTTGCTAAAGTAGAGCAACGAATTGAAAACCTCGAAGAAATATTTGAAGATCGGGGTAAGAAGCTTGATGCCATAATTGCTACTCTTGAAGAAATGAAGAACGAGCAAACGCGCTATAAAGGTTTTATTGGAGGCATTGTATTCACTATTAGCGCATTGTTTTCGTTTATTGCTTGGTGGACGAGTAAATAATGGAATTCCTACAGTTTGCAACGGACGTAGGCTTCCCAATTGCCGCTGCTTGTGTAGGAATGTACTTTGTATTTCTGACGATTAAATTTTTGCTTGATAGCGTACTTGAAAAGATTAAAAGCCTTATCGGTATCATCAAGCAACTTGATAAACGTGTCACGGCTATGTCAGAGGATATTGTAAAAATAGATGTACTCATGACAGAAACGCTTGATATGCCAATTGAAAAAGAGAAGGTGGCGCGTTTTAATAACCCGCAAGAAAAGAGAATTGACTAATGGATGTTGACGCATTAGCTAAATATATCAACCAATACGGTTTTCCAATTATTGCATCAAGTAGCATGGGGTATATCGTCTATTTTGTTTGGATATGGGTAACGACAATTGTTAAGCCAATACTTACCGAAACCACCGATGCGCTAATTGAATTAATCGACCAAATACGCCTGCTTGATAACGACATGATACGCCTAACACAAAAACTGATAACGGTACTTTCTATGAGAGCGAAGAAATGAACATTGGTAAAAAAGGTCTAGCGTTAATTAAAGAGTTTGAGGGTTGTAAATTAACTTCTTACAAATGTCCTGCGGGTGTGTGGACAATTGGTATCGGATCAACACGATATTCAGATGGTAGCGCAGTGCGGCAAGGTCAGACTTTAGCAAATGAAGAAGCGGCTTTGCTGCTATTGTCTAAAACCTTAGCACCTTATGAACACGCGGTAAATGCCATTAAAGTAGAGTTATCTCAAAACGAATTTGATGCTTTAGTATCGCTCACCTACAATATCGGAGCAGGTAATTTAGCCAGTTCGACACTAGTCAAAATGCTCAAAGCTGGTGACAGTAAAGCGGAGATTGCAAAGCAGTTTTTGCGTTGGGATAAAGCAGGCGGTAAACCACTTGCGGGTCTTACGCGACGACGCAATGCCGAAGCAGAGTTATTCTTAACGCCCTAATAAATAAGCCGCTTTTCAGCGGCTTTGTTCTATCTGCAATTGGTTCTTAACAAGCCATCGAGAGTAAGCGTGTTCTGGCGATTTACCGGTACAGGTTATCGTATCTTCCCACTCGGTATAACATACCCAAAGACGACCTATTTTTCTAAGTTTAGGTTTCATTTTCATCATCTCGGCAATCTGCATTACACCATCTTCTACTATGTCCAACGTAATCTCCACAATTCCAGCATAAGCCGGTTGGGTTTGATGTATCAATATTAGCGGCTTTTTTGCGAATGATCCCAATTGCTTTATCGCGCATCATTTCTTCATGTTGAGCCGCTAAATCTGTGTTTCCTTCTTCTGTTGCCATCTTATTTCTCTTTATATCTGGCTGACTTGGCAGCGACCATAAGTTAATTGGCGGTAGCACCAAGTCAGACCATGTAAGCATATTATTTTGGGTTATGAATAGATACTAATTTGTTTAAATACCATTGTGCTTTTTGCAGATCTTCATAGGATTTGCCTTTATTGCGAAAGCGCCATAAGTATTTGAACGCATTGCCTCGCAGATAACCAATGAATTCCTCATCGGTTAACATGGCTTCCATCGCTTCAATACACTCTATTTTACCAGTTTTATAGTGCGAAGGGGAGTTCACCATATCGACTTTAGGTTCATTAAAGTTACCAAAACCGTGGTCGATTATCTTTTGAATAGCTTCTGCTGGTGGCGCATCTGGACTACCTGCGTGTACACTATCCCCAGTGTAGAACTGCCCTTGTGTGTAGGCTTCACATACATCGTGTATTTTTTTTGCGCTCATAATAGTGTCATCTCCCAACCCGTTGGTCTAAATGTTTGATTGCGTATAAATGCTTTATACAGTTTAGTATCCAGTGAGCTTTCTTCTTTGCGCTTACGTCTTTGAACAGCGGTCTTCATACCCATTTGGTGCATACACATTTTACAAGTTAAACTCAGCTTAGCAAACAGCACAGTAGGTTTGGTATAGCCGCACTCTTCACACAGTCTAAAGTCATTCATCGTCTAGTTCCACAAAGATGTTAGGTGCAATGCTATGAAGCTGACGGTTAATCTCATGCGCTACTGCGCGTATCTCCCATTGCACCTCTTTACCACTACGCAGTTTAATAAAGTCATACCACGCTTGGAAGTTACCTACTACCAACAGTTCTGTGCCTATTCCCTGCGGTAAAAAGAATCTTGCATCCTCTTTTTTAATTCCTAGTTCAATTAAATCGTCATATAAACTAACGGCAGCGGTTACATAAGCTCTTGCTTGTTCACCATAAATATCATCTACACTATTTGGAATAATCATTTTCATGTGTTCATCATTACAATACCGCTGACTACGTTGCAGAAAATCAAGATGTTTGCTACGAACAAACTGATGTGAACAGATACGGCTAATATCCTCGACCAAGAATGTAGCATGAGCAAAGCGTAGTGTTGATAGATGCCCTTTAGTTACGCAATGTGTTGCTCTCTTAATACACTGTTCTGGCGATTGCTCACCTGTCTTACCGTAGCAGATACCTGCAAGTAATCCGATGTGTTCTTCTGGGTTGGGTGTGTGTTGAACCAGTGTCACTTTCATTTCTTTTTCTCGTTCAATTCATTCATTAAAAATTCAATTCGCGCGTCCCATAACTTTGTAAGTTCTTCTTGCATGGTTGCATATTCATTTTCTAGCTTTTCATATTTTTCAAAGAATTCATCTGGGACTTCCATTATGTATCTTGAATCCTCGGAAGAAGTATCTTTAGATAAGAATAAAACCTCTATTCTATCTTCAAAATTTATAGTTACTTTCATTTCTTATTCTCAGTAAGTGAGTACGGATGACAGGTAAGATTCCATCTACCATGCACCTCAAGTGACTTTAATACAAAGTCTTGTCTTGTTGCTGCGGATTCGCACGATGGTTTGTCTGCAAAAACTGTTGTGGTTTGCGTAACTTCGCCAAACGCTACAATAGTATTAATTAGAATATAGGCTGTTGTGGAAATCATTTGTTATTTTCCCGTACTTCCAAAACCACCACGATCAGTTGAACTGCTGAATTCCTCAACCTCTACAAATTCTGCTCGTATCACTGGTGTGAATAACATTTGGGCAATGCGATCCTGCGGGTTAATTTTATAAACACCTGTGCCCGTATTCTTGATAGATACAAACAACTCCTTCTGGTAGTCTGCGTCAATTAGACCTACAGAGTTTCCAAGTTTGATACCGTAGTTATGCCCTAAGCCACTGCGGGGAAGAATCAAAGCCGCAACTTCACCGTCAAATACATTGATTGCAAGACCTGTAGGTATCAACGCTGTTTCACCTA